TCCAGATTAGTTGGATAATGGGCGGATGGTTGATATCCTAGAGACCCCACCTGAAGTATCCCTTGAAGCAGTCAAGCGATTGACTCGCGATCTGCGGAACGCCGCTAAAAACCTGGGTATCCGCGAGGCCCGATATCTCGTGGATACCTACTACGCACTGCAAGGTTTCCGAGTAGCCAGCGGCAATCAATACCACGCATTGTCGAAAGGCCAGGAGCCAAGTGAGGTTGTCTCGTGGCTGGTTGTGCAGATGGAAACGCTCGAAAACCAGATCCGGGCGGTCCTCGACAAATGGTCCGCAGCGCAACCGATGGGAGAATGGAGCCGAAACATCACTGGCATCGGGCCGGTGATCTCCGCAGGATTGCTCGCCAATATTGACATCGAGAAAGCTCCCACCGTGGGGCACATCTGGAGGTTCGCCGGCCTCGACCCCACGCGCAAATGGAACAAGGGAGAGAAGCGGCCATTCAACGCATCGCTGAAGAGGCTATGCTGGCTGATAGGCGAGTCATTCGTCAAGGTGTCGAACAATCCGAAAGACATCTACGGACACCGCTACCTTCAGCGGAAGGAATACGAGTCGAAAAAGAACGAGAACGGCGACTACGCAGACCAGGCCAAAGCATTCCTCGCCCGCATGCGGAAGAGGGACGCGAAAGACCTCATCAAGACGCTCGAATCCGGGAGGCTTCCCCAGGCGGCGCTACATGCCAGGGCGAAGAGATGGTCTGTAAAATTGTTCTTAAGTCATTGGCATGCAGAAGCTTATAGACGGCATTACGGCCAGCAGCCGCCCAATCCATATCCCATCGGCATCCTGGGCCACGATCCAAGTCATCAGATTTGAGCCAAAGAGACTGAGAGCACCAATGTGTCGGAGCGAGCCGTACACCACGAGAGCACCACGGACAGTGAGCGAGCCATGCAGAACGAGAGCACCATGCCGCCTGAGCGAGCCAAACTCCTGGAGAGCACCATACGTTTAGAGCGAGCCACTTGAGCAGAGAGCACCATGATCAAAGAGCGAGCCAGATTTGGCGAGAGCACCAATAACGCAGAGCGAGCCAACCGGCCAAGAGAGCACCATTGGAAATGAGCGAGCCATTGCTAACGAGAGCACCATCGGGTATAAGCGAGCCAGCAATCTAGAGAGCACCATGCATGACGAGCGAGCCAAAGCGCCTGAGAGCACCACTGTGTCGGAGCGAGCCACCCAAGTTGAGAGCACCAGAGATTAAGAGCGAGCCATGAGATTTGAGAGCACCTAAATAAACGAGCGAGCCATATGTCCGGAGAGTACCAAGCTGCTCGAGCGAGCCAATTCCGATGAGAGTACCGTAACCGAGAGCACCATGACGCTAGAGCGAGCCTAGCGATCGAGAGAGCACCAAGGAAAATGAGCGAGCCAACGATCCCTGAGAGCACCAAAAGTCTAGAGCGAGCCAATGTTTTTGAGAGTACCGTCGCCATGGAGCGAGCCACATCTTTCGAGAGCACCAGATATAGCGAGCGAGCCAATCTTTGAGAGAGCACCACAATGAAAGAGCGAGCCATTCGGTTTGAGAGCGCCAAAATCCAAGAGCGAGCCAAGCTCAATGAGAGCACCATGTACTTGGAGCGAGCCATGCAGAACGAGAGCACCATGCCGCCTGAGCGAGCCAGAGCGATTGAGCGCACCTTAGGCAGGGAGCGAGCCGAGAATATCGAGAGTACCGCGAGGCTTGAGCGAGCCAACCGGCCAAGAGAGCACCATTGGAAATGAGCGAGCCATGTTTCTTGAGAGCACCAATATGAAAGAGCGAGCCACGCGAGACGAGAGTACCTCAGTATCAGAGCGAGCCAGAATTTACGAGAGCACCACAGTAGGGGAGCGAGCCATTATGCATGAGAGCACCATGTACTTGGAGCGAGCCATAGGGGACAGAGAGTACCTAATGAGCGGAGCGAGCCAGGTGGCAAGAGAGCACCATGTATAGCGAGCGAGCCATAGTTGGTGAGAGTACCGCGCCCATGAGCGAGCCAATGTATGTGAGAGAACCGTTTCGAGAGAGCGAGCCAGGATCTCTGAGAGCACCACAATGCGCGAGCGAGCCATCGGGCTAGGAGAGCACCAAAGATTAGGAGCGAGCCTTGGTTCGAGAGAGCACCAGGAACGTTGAGCGAGCCATCAATCCAGAGAGCACCACATCATTTGAGCGAGCCAACCGGCCAAGAGAGCACCATTGGAAATGAGCGAGCCACGTTGTATGAGAGCACCAAGTGTCTAGAGCGAGCCATGAGATTTGAGAGCACCAATTGTAGGGAGCGAGCCACGCTGAAGGAGAGCACCATGGACCTGGAGCCAGCCACCGGCGTCGAGAGCACCAAAGTACGAGAGCGAGCCATCGTGAATGAGGGCACCAATAACCATGAGCGAGCCACGCAGCACGAGAGCACCAAAAAGCACGAGCGAGCCATAGTTGGTGAGAGTACCGCGCCCATGAGCGAGCCAAACAAACTTAGAGCACCGTAAAGGATGAGCGAGCCATGCGGGCTGAGAGCACCGATGCCCTAGAGCGAGCCACACAAGCTGAGAGCACCAATGAAAAGGAGCGAGCCATCATTTGGGAGAGCACCATGGAAGGCAGAGCGAGCCACATGTACCGAGAGCACCAAGGCGTGAGAGCGAGCCATCCAGATTGAGAGCACCATACTTGGGGAGCGAGGGGCCGGAAGTCCGGGGAAGGATCACCGGCCCTTTATCGAAGAATGCACCAGGTAATCAACCCCAGCATCCCTAACCCCAACCCGATCAGGATCAACTCGAACAGCCTCCACAATCCGGCAGAGGATTTACGTTCCATAAATCAAAAGCGGCGAACCTTCTTGCTTAAGGTCCGCCGCTTTGCATTCCAAACGAGTCTCCGATAGACACTTGATCATTGCATTTTTCGCACCCGCGCACAATCGCTTCAGAGAAGCACTACTTCCAATCCCTCAAACGTTTTGCTCGTGCTTCATTGGCCTCGTCCATCAATTCCGCATAGATCATCGTGTTCTTGATGGACGCATGCCCAACGTGTTTCTGCACGTCTATAATGCTCTCCCGCTTATCGCTGATGAGGTGCGTGCAGCAGGTATGCTTCAGACAATGCGGGTGCGCCTTCTCTTTAGGAATGCCAGCAATCGCGCAATATCGCCGCATCAATTGCCAAATGCGGGCTCGCGTAATCCTCCCTCTTTGACGCGAGGGAAACAGCGGACCGTCAGTGTGTCCTCGTTTGCGGACCCACTTGCGCAGTGCCTGGGCAGCGATCTCGACCATGGGCACCTCGCCGCTGATGGAACCTTTGAGTCGGTGAATGAAGATCCGATCGAGGTGCAGCGCCGATCCCTGTCTGAAATCGGCCATGTCCAATTTGCCAATCTCAGATGCGCGCAGGCCGTGGTGATAGAGCAAGCGGAATATGGCTTTATCTCTGACGTTGTAGATGGCCTCGAAGAATCGGTCCTTTTCAGGCATGGTCATATACGGGACCATTTTCTTCTCGGCACGTTTTCGGGCTTTCATTCCGTCATAGCTCCGCAGATACTCTATAGCATTTTGAAGGAGATGCGAATCCAATATCCAGATCGCAGTATTACATCGCCCACAGAGCAGACCGCGAACGCATTTGCCGCAACCCTTCTTGGGGCAGCATCGATGGTCGTGGTCGATCATCAAATATTTTCCGGGTTCTTCTTCATGGCAGATGGCGCAGACGCCACCTTGGCGGATCAACAATTCGAGATATTGCCTGTTCGTTATTCCGTGTGCGCGACAGGTTCCGAAACGGTCACAGTTACGGTTCCCCGCCATTCTGACCATCGAACCGTGTCCGCGCGCGAAATCGATGCATTCCTTGCAGATAATGCTTCGTCCACTAGGAATGCTCGGTATCCGCTCAAATTGATCCAACGGCTTATCGACGGCGCAGGCGCTGCACTTGCGGATGCTATGATCCGGTTGCATGTGAGGCCCTCCAGTGGCCTTCGTGCATGGGCCTCGCACTGTTTACCGCAGTGCGGGGTCCGCTTCAGATAATACCCCATTTTGTGGGCTTTTTAGTCCAGTTTTTCATTATGGACATAATGTTAAACTGGAGGGCTTTTTGGGGCTTCATTTTCTATGTATTGGCAATGCACGCCGAAAATTTAACAGCGCGTAATGTATAACTAGCAAGGTGGGGGAAAAACGTGGAAAAAAGCTCGCCTAATCCATTGTACATCCAGCGCCAGCCCTACGGGCGGTCCCAGAGACACATCAGGGACACGGAAGGGGGGGGGCGGAAACTTACCCCAGGCTCACCCGGTGAGCCACCTACCGGTTTATATAGCGTTCCCCCTGGGGCAATGCCTTATCCTCAGGATGCAGGTCCGCGACGGCCACGCGAGTCTCGCACACCCTCCGCGTCACATTGAAAACAATGACGATAGAGTGGATCTCAAAGGAAGAGGCGGGAGTCCGTCTGAACCTGAGTACGCGGCGTGTACTCGAGCTGGCGAAAGACGGCAGGCTACAATCAGCCAAGGTGACGGACCCCAAGATAGGGCAGCAGGTAGTCCGGATCCAGGCGGAAAGTGTAGAACGATACCTGGATGCACTCCAAATGATGCCTGACCCAGAGGTGCGCGGCGGGCATGCGGAAGGTACGCTGATTCGTCCGCGAGCTGAGCGCACGCTCTCCGCACTCCTGGACCTCTTGCGCGATTCGCACGCGGACCGCACGCCGAAAGAGATTATGCGACTATGGCTTACGCTCGAAGAAGCGGAGGATTATTCAGGCCTGCCGGCGACGCTTCTGCTGGTCTGGATCAAGTCCGGGAAGCTGCCGGCTATGGACGTTGGCGTGAGACGGGGAGGACGCTGGCGCATCCGGAGAGTCGATCTGGAGTCGGTCGAGCCGGTCCGCGACGTCATTGCCCAGTTGAATTAGGCGTAGACACTCCCTAGCCTTTCTCTCGGTCAAGGGCTTGCGGCGGAGGCGGTCTCTCGCCTGGCTTGCCGCCCTCAGGATGGCAAACTGCATCACTGTCATAGGTGTTCCTGCTCTTTTTCCCACAAACAGCGTTCCAGGTCATGCTCTCCAGGCATGAACTCTACCCGGCAGGAAGGGCAGATCCACGTCATACACCACACCCGGTCATCAGGCATGCTACAGTCGCGGAGCGTTTGACGGGCGAATGCTTTCCTTTCAGGGGAGGCATCGGGCATCGCTAGCGTGGCGCGGGCATCGACAATACATTGGATTCTGATACGCTCTTCCGCCCATTCGTCATCGGCATGGACGACGAGGCCGGTATGTTCGTCAATATGGCCCTGACCAATGTATTGACCGTCTTCGTCGTATTCATCCCAGCTTGTATAGCTCATGATTCCTCCTCCAGCCCAAACCCGCGAAGCATCTCTCGCGCCATGAGTTTCTGATCTTCGCTGGCTTCTTTGCTGCCTGCTGTCTGTTGAGCCTGTTGAATCATCTCCTCGCGCCGATTCTTCTTCTCGGCTATGGCATGCTCGATATCGGCGGCAGTGATCTCCTGGGGCGGCACCGCAGGCGGCGACAGATTGCGGTCGTAGGACAACTTGACTATCTTGCTCTCCCGGAATGGTTTGAGCATCGGCGTCACCTTGCGGTCTGGCGGACCGGTAGTGATCTCCTGTAGCATCTGGTCGAACTTCTGTGCTTCGTTCCGCTCTGCTGGCGTCATCTCCCCTGTGGGCCGAATGGCCTTTCTCTGTGCAATCTCGACTACCCTACGGTCGAGTGCCTCATCTGCCGTTACTAGGCGTCCATCCGGCAGGGGAAGCATCCGGAACTGAGGTAAAGGCTTCTCTGGAGGCACGATGCCATCGGGGAAGACACCGCTATAGTTGATCTCGACGCCGTCCTTGGGTTTGAACCTGGCGCAGTACAACGCTCGCAATTCTCTGATTCCTTCCCACTTCGACCAGAGATCGCACGTACGCTCTACTAACCAATCGAGTTGCTCATCGGTCGAGACCATGCGCGTTAGCAGGTTGATAATCATGGCTCGCGCCGGCTTATCGGCAGGGAAATATGGGAGCACCGAAAGTTTTGATACGGCAATGCTGGCAGCTTGGTCCGTGATCATGTCTGCCTTCGCATTGCTCTCGCCAGCAGGATCGTTTCATTCAACTCCTGACGGGTGCGGGCCATTCCCGGACTTTCTCTACGCACGTCAAGGGGGTCGAACTCCCAGTAGCGTTTCTTGATGTATTTCGAAGCAAACGGAATGTACTGCGGATTCTGCCACTGCTCACAGCGGCGATACACTGCGAGAGCCGCCTTGGCGTCAATTCGGTCCTGAGGATTCAGAGCTTCAAATGCCGGCTTGGAATCCGGATCAACTTTCCCTGGTGGGTAGTCCTTAGCAAATTCTCGAAACGTAGGAGCCGGCGAAAGGACTTCCGGAGTGACCGTGAGTGCTTGTGTGGCTTCCTCCTCCTCCTCTTGTTCTTTGCCGTCACTACTCCTGTGAAGGGAAGAAGGCTGAGGAGGAGGGGTTCTTTCAATATCTCTTTCCTTTCTTTCCTCCTTATTTATATCGCCGGCAGAAGTCCGGGATGTCCGCCACTCCTTGTACGCGGAGAGGAGGACTTTCCGGAGGCGTTTGACCGTGGAGCAGGCGACTTCCAGCTCCTGAAAGTCCGTGGAGTGAGAGACTTTCCAGTCTTGCAAAAAAGTCCGGTACTCTCCGGACTTTTCATCTTTATCAGGGGGCTTCGCCAGAACCGGCGAAACGACAGGATACACCACTTTGGCCGTCCCGCGCATCTCAATGTAGCCGCGCTGGATGAAATACCGCATGGCTGCGGACACCCGGCGCTTATCGACGTTGAGATTTTTGGCGCAATCTACCTGAAACGCTAGATCTCCGTTAGGATCTTGTACGCAGAATAGGCAGTTGTTTCCCCAGGACTTACGCTTGACCCAGGCTAGGACTCTGGCCGCTATGGTCTCCAGAGGATCATACATCACCGCTTCCAAGGCAACATTGAAGTCCTTGGTGAAGGTAATGCCTACTGTCGCTTCTTCGAACTCGGCGCGTCTCTGCTCGGAAAAAGTCCTCAGAGTACCGGACTTTTTTACAAATCTCAGTTCCTCAGTACGAGTCAACTCCGGCCTCCTGTTGAATTCGGAGGCGGAACAACGGATAATGTGTATGCGTCATTCTGCCCCTCTCAGGCAGATCCCGCTCTTGGTACAAGCGGGGTTTAAATGATGTCAATACCCATCACCAGCAACAGAATCCGCCAAGAAACCGGTGCTGGTGTAGGCTTCCATAGGGGCCGGTACACTTCTACCGGCCTCTAAAATTTCTCTTCCAATCGAGTCCAACGCAACCCCTGCATCACTAGGGCATCTGGGGAGGCAGTCCGGTTGATGCGCCGGTACTAGGCGACCGGCCCGTACCGCCGTCCCCAAATCCATTACAGATTGACACCATTTGGTCCGGTGATCAAGTACTAACTCTGGGGGTAGCCAATGCAGCTTTTGCGGGGTTCGGAGTTGCCCCTCAGGAAATTTCGGTATGCAGCGCCACCCTTTCAGCCATATCTCCTGTCTACCCATAAGATTTAACCGTGAAGATCCACTAGCGGTTGTAGTGGTAAAAGTTTCGGTGCTAGTATATGGCTGCATACGCGTTATGGCGTTGTGGCGTCTGTCGTCTTAGCGATTTGGCGTTATCGCGTCATGGCGTTTATGTCTGCATAGCCTGTAAGCGCTGTCGCCGGAGATACCAAGGGAGAGGGGTGGCTTTGGCGAGCCTACCGTACTCCTGCTGTTCCTTTGGTGCCTCCGGCGGCGACTCTAAATCAAACGATGCCGTCAGGACTCGGAAGCCATTTTAGCGCTGTGGACGGACGACGCAAGCCCTTTCTCATCCTTTCTGTTACCGATTGAAAACACAACTGTTGACGACCGTTTACATTTCTATTCGAAATCCTGCAATCAGTGTCAACGTCGTAAGTTGCGTTCGAATTCCTGAAAGAATTCACCGACGGTCACCTTCAGAGCCGGCAGGAGACGGTAGAGTGTCTCAATCGTAGGCGTATGCTGGCCCCGTTCGATGCCGCCCATGTATCCCCGCCCTATTCCCGATTCAAGGGCTAAGGATTCCTGGGAGAGGCCGGCACGCTGGCGAATCGCTCTCACCGTCTTCCCGAACGCACGTCTCAGACTCGTGCGAGAAGGTGGCCTCTGCATGCCTGCCACCTTGACAAGTTGTAACGATAGTATGCCACGCCATAGACCGGCACACCATATGTAGTGGATCGAGCCAAAAACCCCGGCTGTACAATAGGCTGAAAGGCTCGCCAATGCCACGCAAACGGAAAGACTCTGCCCAGGCGGCGCAGTGGAACCAGCGGCAACGCTTGGTCGAGGAGTTCGCGCTGCTTGACCGGGAGATCGACCTGATCAAGCCGCGTGTGTTCCGCTATGAAAAGCTCCGCCGCCTGATCCTTGACTGGTATCCCGACCTGACCCCCGAACAGGAGGCTACCGCCCCCGGCATAACCTGCGATATATTAATCTCTTCCAGGGACAAGGTCCGTCAGGTCACCGAAGACGGCAAAAAGAAGTTGTTCAAACTCTGGGGACCGAGATCTTTCATCGCCAAATGCCTCGTGCATTTGAAAGATCTCCCGGACCCGAAAGACGACGACGGCCTGTATACGGTGCAGGCTTTAGCCGGCCCTCGGCATCTGCACGTGATTGCCAAGGGTGAACCCGCCGCTCCTGCGGCATAGACCTCTCGCGGAGGGGAGGCCGATAAACTACCCCGGCTTGTAGGAAGTCAGGAGTAGTGTGCTCGCGCAAAAAATTCCCATTATGTCTGGACCCAGGTGTATCGAAAGGGCCAGTCCGGAGCGCCTATTACGCATAGCCAAGGCTCCGAACGTGCTGGTGGTTCGGCAAAGAAAAACGGGGACAATCGTGGAAGTTCAGGTTCTCGAATTCGGAGACGATTCCCGCCTGCCGTCCAAGTGGTCGAATCCATTAAAGTTATCCACTAATCACGAGACCTGCGACAACCCCAGGTGCGTATGGACTCTAAAGAAACTGTTCCCTCGACGGTGTGAGCGCCTGGAGGACAGTTGACGGGGGCCGCTCTCCGTAGCGCGGTTTGTCCCCCACCCTCTCCCAAGTCGTTGGGGGATGGGCCTAGCCTGGAGAGCGGACCCCGCCGGGGCGAGCATACGCCCCGCATCTGAGCTTTACCTGAGTCTTGCCCAGCAAGAAACCGGACAACAGATCGACTCATGAGCGCATGAGAGCACTCCTGCTAGAGTATGCGCTCACGGCGGACATCAAGAAAGCGGCGAAACGCGCCGGCATAGCCCGCTCGGTTCACTACAAGTGGCTGAAGAAGCCCATGTACGCCAAGGCATTCCACGCCACGAGACAGCAGGCCGGCGAGGCACTGGAAGCCATAGCGGTCGAGAGGGCATCAGTGGGCTGGGAGGAGGATGTCTTCTACCAGGGTGCCAAGTGCGGGACCGTCACACGTTACGATAGCGGCCTGATGCAGCTCCTGCTCAAAGGATTTTTGCCGGAGAAATATGGCAACAAGACGGAGATCAGTGGACCACAGGGCGCACCGGTCCAGGCCCGAATCGAGATCGTGTTTGTCCGCCCCGGCGACGTCACCGGCTCCGGGGGAACTGACGCCGGACTGGCGCAGCAGTAAAGGGACGCCGGACTGGCGCAGTAAGCGGGGAATACGCGACGTGTACAGCGTCGTGCATGCCTCATTTCACGCCATCGCGGAGGAGATCGAAAGAGCGGGATTGAAGGACATACTCCGTGTCGAGGCAATCCAGACCTTCAGTTCCGAAGGCAAGTGGATGAGCATCGGCATCGAAGTGGTTAACCGCAAGGTGGAATTTGAATCAATCCCCTCCGAAATAGAACTGCTCGAAGAGTTGTGACCCCGACCATCGTCTCCACCAGGGCCGAGTTTCCTCCGGCACTTGAATTTCTCTTTCAACCCGCACGCTACAAGATTGCCTATGGGGGAAGGGGAGCATCGAAGTCCTGGGGATTTGCAAGAGCCTTGCTGGTCGCCGGCACGCAGAGGAAACTTCGCATCCTGTGCGCGCGCGAAACGATGAAAAGCATTCGGGACAGCGTCCATCAGTTATTGGAAGAGCAAATCGCAGCGCTCGGGCTGGAAGCCTTCTACCGCATTGAAAAATCCGTGATCTACGGCGTCAACGGCACGGAGGTTGTTTTTGCCGGTCTCAAAGCGCACATAGACAACATAAAAAGTATGGAGAGTCTGAACTTGTGCTGGGTCGAGGAAGCACAGGTCGTATCCAAAGCATCCTGGGACAAACTCATCCCGACTCTTTTCCGTGTTCCCGATTGCGAGTTGTGGGTCAGTTTCAATCCTGACCTGGAATCCGACGACACATATCAACGATTCGTAGTCTCTCCCCCCGCAGACGCCAAAGTTGTCAAACTGACCTTCCGCGACAACCCGTGGTTTCCGGAGGGTCTCAAGCGGGAGATGGAGGAAGCCAGGAAGCGGAACATCGACGAGTACAACCACATCTGGGAAGGCTCGACCATCAACACGTTGAGCAACGCAATTTTTGCGGGCGAGTTGCGTGCGGTCGATGTGGAGGGACGCATCAAGCGGGTTCCCTACGATCCGTCAAAGCCGGTGCACACGGCCTGGGATCTGGGATTTGGCGACATGGTCAGTATCTGGATGTTCCAGGCGTTCCCCTTCGAATATCGGATCATCGACTACGAAGAGGGAAACCGCCAGGCCATACACGAGTACCTCGCTTCATTGCAGCGGCGTGGCTACATGTGGGGCATCGACTACCTCCCATGGGACGGAGGACTGGGGCACCTCGGCACCGGCAAATCGATTGACCAGTTGATGCGCGCCGCCGGCAGAAAAGTGCAGGTCTGTCCGAGACTCCCGGTATTCCAGGGCATCAATGCAGTCCGCACGGTCTTCCCTTTGTGCTGGTTCGACGAGCAGAGATGCCAGGAAGGAATCCGCCATCTCCGGATGTACCGATATGGCGAAATGCAGGCCTATGATGGACCGACCAGAGAACCGCTCCATGACCTTCACTCTCATGCCGCAGACGCCTTTAGAACCCTGGCAGTAAGCATCAGGGAACCACAGAGAGAACGCGAGAAAGAACAGCAGAGACAGAAGCAGTACGCAAGCCCCTGGAGTTAAAGAACCACACCGGCCCCTGTTTTCACAACGAAAAGTTTAAGGAGATTAAAACGCATGGCTACACTTGCACTGATTGTTCCCATCGGAGGAGGGCATGTTGGAGGCGGACCGATGCCCGGTGGACCCTCGATTGGTGGCGGGCCGATCTACCCGTCCGCACCGCAACCTCCGGGCATGTGGGGAGGCGCTCCACCACAAATTGGATATCCACTTCCTCCATCAGGGCCAGTTGACCCCGGATATGGCAGACCCGTGTTGCCGCCTTATGCATCGGGGCAACCCATCTATCCTGGTGGCTATCCGACACCGGGGCCACTGCCTCCGGGTTGGGCCGGCGGGCCTCCAAGCTGGGCTGGTGGAGTACCAATGCCGCCATATGTGCCGGGTAACCTGCCGCCTTATGCATCGGGGCAACCCATCTATCCCGGCGGGCATCCGGGTGGAGGGCCAATCTACGGGCTACCTCCTTATGCATCGGGGCAACCCATCTATCCTGGCGGATATCCAACTCCAGGACCTATTCCTCTCCCGCCTGTCGTCCCTCCTCCCGACAAACCCAATCAGGGCGTTGATCCGATACCGATCGGAGATTCGGGATGGACGCTGCAATGGTGGAAGGGAATGGGCTGGGTTCTCGTGCCCCCGGAACCAGAACCGCCTACAGCAGGACCCAAGTAGAAAAATACGAAAGGCCGCAGAAGCTGGACGTCTGCGGCCCTCCACTAGGCTCTCAAGTTATTCACTGTGCAAGTAGGTGGTGCAACGAGCATAGCACATGCCGGAGAAAAAGCTGGAACCACAGGATTACGCCGAGACACTCAAAAAGTTCTTCACCACCGTGATCGATCCGACAGGCGAGCCGATCTTCAAGATGAGTCAACGTCACCAGGAGCAGATGGAGAAGATCCGAAAGCTGGTCACGGAGTTGAGAGGGGGACATTGACTGAATATCATGTCCTCAATCTCGGGGCCGGGGTACAGTCCACCACTCTGTACCTGATGTCGATGTCCGGAGAAGTGCGCCCGTTTGACGTGGCGATCTTCGCGGACACGGGAGAAGAGCCCCAGGCAGTCTATAAACACCTGGAGTGGCTCCAATCGCTCAAAGGTAGTCAACCGCGACATGCGCCAGACGATGTACGTGCATCGTTCCTGCAAGCCAATCGATGAAGTTGATTTCCACCCCAAAATCAACCCCAAAGAATTGCAACTGGGGTTTGACGTGGAGTGCTTTGGAGTCTGCGGAGTATGACAGAAAGGAGGTTTAATTATGGCCGTATTGAAAGCAGCCAGGCGCAACAAGCTGCCTGAAAGCACATTCGGTCTGCCCGGTTCGCGCAAATATCCCATGCCCGACCGGGCTCATTGACGCGGCAAACGCTAAAGCGAGAGCCACACAGCAAGTCAACGCTGGACGTCTCTCGTCATCATCCGCCGCGAAGATCAGGGCAAAAGCGAACGCCATCCTCGGCAAGGGGAAGTAGTCATGAAGCCTAAGCTCGCATCCATCACCATCCGACCCGGAAAAAACGGTGGTCACACAGTCAGGCACGAGTTCCAATCGGCACCCAGCTACTCAAAAGTAGGCGGCATGTCGATGGCGTCCCCGCAGGGCGAGGACCACAGCTTTGGTCCGAACGACAACCAGAACCTGATGGCGCACTTGGCGACCGCACTCGCGATCAAAGGAGTCAACAAGCCACTTCCTCCCAAGCTGGGCCGGCAGAGATCCACCGGAGAACAGCAGGACATAGAGGAGTAATTTGCGGACACGCCGGGAGACCAACGCGATCAACCGCGTTCTCCGCGCGTGGGGATTGGGCAC